AGCCAGAGACTTGGTAACAAACCAATATCTCTAATCATCGCCACCGGCGGACAAGCAAGCTTGTCCGTCGGCTCGTATATGACCTAACTGAGAAAGGAACGTCTAGATTTACTTCTAGCGTCAGATCGAAATCTGACGGTTCCTTAGTGTTTATTCCAGCGGGAGACTCGGTGGAGTGAGAAGATCCTGTTTCGGCAAAGTGCCTTAACAACATCGACCATCCATCAATCTCTTGATTAATCACTGGAGACTTAACCTCCGTAACGTAGTACTCGAACTTTTGCAAGTTCTTGTTCCAACGACGGCGTTTAGGTTTCGAACAATCAGGTACTTCACGTAAGCTAGGACATGCAAGATGCATGTCGTCACTAGCTATTGGACCATAGAGGGCCAATAGATCTGCGACAATCAAGTCGTAGGTGCGGAAGTACTTCCTATCGTAGAGATGATTGGCATATTTTAGCCAACTCGCGTAGGAACTAGGGCTGGGTGTCGACGACCAGACTGTCCGAAAACGGACAGGAGTGACATTTACGCCGTTGAAGGCGTCTGTGCCACACGACTCTCTAAAGAGTCCACTGATGCAACTCTTGTCGCGGTTAATCTTTAACCCATACGATTCGAGTTGTTTCATCGCGTCTACGGCTTGCGCCGTTGGTACGATGACGTCATCACCATATACTAGTATACGCTCTCGCGTATACGCGTCAGGAGCAGACGCGGTAAGGATAGCCCAGATAGTAAGTGCCAATATAGGGAAGCAAAGACAGCTTCCCATTGGTGCAAACTTCTGGAGTTCTATTACCTCGCCATTCGGCAGCTCCGTAGATGAACTCCTACAAGCCATGAGATACGTAAAGACGTTCTCAGGGAATAGTAGGCGCACTAGATCAACACTTACTCTATCCGAGGCCTCATTGAGGTCTAGGGTAGCATACCTTCCATTTTCAGAGCCGTAAATGGCTCCTACTTGGTTGGGGGATTGATCGGTGAAGTGAACATTATCTCGGGTGAGACGATGTTTCTCCACTAACTGCACTATGGCTCGTCCTAAACCCTGTTGAATCCATTGGAAGTCCACTGGTTCACAGGATATCAGACGGGGACCACGCGAATCTTTCGGTACGAGAATTACTCGTGCGGGAAGATCCAACTCACCAACACCTTTAAAGGTGTCGAATGAATCACACACGTGCCCTAACGATGCGCAAAAGTACGCATCAAAAGGATACATGTCTGTGATTCTCGCCGAGACATTGGTCCAACAGTACTTGCCCCAGAGTCGTTGCTTAGTAGCAACGGTTCCGGGACCGTGCCGCGGATAGATGTCTTTCGGGTCGAAATGAGCAAACAGCCTTTTTAGGAGCTGTTGTGCTCTGCGGGTTACTTCAACTTGTTCATCGGCGACAACGCCCACGAGACAAGTTTGGTAACTATTTGCAACGCGAGCCTCAAGGTCTTTGAAGCAAGGATGCAATGTGCACAGGTCTTCTTCGGTTTTGGTAAACCGATCGATGACTGTTTGTGTTTGTTCATCTGTAAAGGGCAGTTCGTACTTGTAGAAGACAAGCAGAATCTGCCTGATAGCCTTGACGCTGTTCGCACAAGGGTGCTGAAGCAATTCTCCATTTGGTTGGAGCACGTTTCTAAAAAGTTCTCCGAACAATTTCGGTAACTTACTGTTGGGCATGGAATTAAATCCAAGCTTTGCAGCGTTTAGGGGCGTGTCTCCAGCTAAGGCCTTATCAAAGGCCTTACCCAGATGGGGGAGGGTTTTCGTGAGAAAACCGATACCTTCAGCACGTAACCGAGAACTAACCTTTTTAACGGTTAGTTTGAGGTCACGAGTGTTGAACACCAATCCATGAGCGTTTATGACGTCATGGAGTAGTGCAGTGATGATTGATTCATTTCTGTCATCTAGCCTATTATTAGGTGCCATAAGGCCTCCTATGCTAGGCATGCAATACACCATGATACATTGACGAATACTCGAAACAAATGACTATGGCAACAATTAAGAGCCAAAAGCCACCCGCTACTGTCTACGAAGACACCATAACAAACAAGAAGCCTTGGAACAAGTTTAGTCCTTGGCGATGTATTGTCTGGTGCGACGTAGGAGTTGACGGAATTCCTATCTACGACCGTACGAGAGACGAGTTCGATGCCTACTGGATAAAAATCGGATCTTTGGTTTGGACACCAAAGGGTACCGCTTTTCGACCAGATGAGCCTCGAAGTTTGCCTTCACCGTATATGGTTACCCTGATCTAGGGTGACTTTCGTCTGTGATAAGAATAGCAACGAGACGACATTTTGCTAGACCCGTATTATGTAGAGGATAAGGGAGAACACTTTAGTGGCTATTAGCCACCGCCAATTGAATGGCAAGTTAATCTCTTGAATCTACACTATTTGGTTTAGCAGTAAAGGAGGGGCACCGGATTCTGATCCTGTGTGTGGGTTACCAAAGAGGAACTACAGACGTTATTATAGCACAGTTAAGTGCTTGTCAATTGAATGACAATAACCTACGTGAGTCCCAGTAACCAGACAACACATCTTTCAGAGAACCGGCCCCCTCCAAGTGTCGTTAAACGCGTATCCAACTTTTGACGGGCTTACAGCCCGCCAGAAAGAAGGACAGAAGCACCATTACCAGTACCGTCGAACAACACTGTAGTTCCGCCACCAGTTGTGGCAGCGAAAGACAGGAGGTTTGCGACGACGTTGGTTGGTTCAGTCATGGCCAGCAGAGCCCCCACGGGGATGTCTGCCACCATATAAACTGAGATCGTAACCGGTGTCACCAGGTCCACAGTCGAAATGACAGTCTTGTCAAATCGAATGACGGATCGACGGCGCCGATTAATCCCGGATCCGGATTCAGCGTGTTTAATGCTGAGTCGGTGTTCGAGAGCCGGAGGTTCGTTTATCAAGGCGAACTCTCTGGTACGACCTTCTGAAGTCAGGTGAGTGAACTCTTGTTCAGTACCTGCAGCGTTCTTGATTTCGTTTGTGTTAAGTGTATTACTTAGCATGCTTTTGGTAGAGGATGTATGTCCTCAGGCATTGAAGGATTTAAACCCTTCGGTGTTTAGCGTGTCGGGCTTGTGCAGTCACAAGCGAGGCACCCAGCGTAATCTCGTTAAGAGAAACGCCGCTCGATTGGATCGAGCTGTATGACGGTAACCCAAGTGAGCGACGGTAAGTCGTTTCTCGGATAGCCGGCATTGATACTTCTGATCTGTAATCGATCGTCTCACCGTGAAAGCAAGGAATATTGATATTCCTTCGTTCCACGTATATTGTGCGAGATCTTTTCACAGACCATAGGTAGCGCCGTATGTTTATCTTCGGTTCCAGGTTCAGTACTTTGAATTGATCGAGAAAGCGGCCTACAGAGGCCACCCAATCGACAACAAAGGACCATGGAATAGCGTTCCAGATAATCTGAGGGTTAAGGTTAACTCCCAGACTGTCCAGAAGGCCAAGTAGTTGCGCGTGCGCAACTTGGTATCCAGTAAAATTGTAATTAAACTGGATCTGGGCGTGGAATACAGACACATCGTGAATACACGATCGTTTCAGATAATAGTTAACGCGCTGGTTAATAACCTCACTAAGAGGGATTGGCCAGAAGGCTTCACTAACGTCTGAGACGTCATCATGTTCACGCCATTTCCAGGCAAAGTGCCTGGATTGTGGGTGTCCCGAACGGGTAACGAGGTCATTAACTTGACGCTCGGTCCGTGATAAAGCGGCTTGAACGCCGCTGATGTCAGACAGGAATGGCAGAATATTAAATGCAGTCTGCAAATGTATATCTGCCGCACCTTTGAGGATATGTCGTAGAGTCCTTCTCCCGATCTCTTTGATACGGGGGACAGACTTTATGAACTCAAGTGTCTTCGAAAGAGTCTTAATATCCTTTAACTCCACGATGGAGTTAACGAGACTAAGCTCAGCCTTAATAGCCGGAAGCATGGTTTTTAACGCCATGCCCTCCAGTAAATCAAGGATTGCGGGCGGGGGCACGAAGCCTCCGTCCTCACGACGAGACACAAATTCCGGTAAGCCTGCTAAAGGCAAACCGGGTTCCCCAAACGGATTCACAAACGAACCACTGTTGGTATAACCGCCAATGGCGAACCTAGGATGATTAGAATTAGCAAACACATAGCGAGGATAGAAATCGCTCGCTTCAGCTGCTATCATTCCATCAACTAAAGGGGTAGTGAGAGCCGTTCGATACGCCTTGCGGTGTTCGAATGGCTTCCATTCTTCTTTAGGTCCCTTACTATTTGGGGTCATCTCTTCTTCGCTGACTATGTAGTCGGCGATGGGGAGGAACCGTTCG